ATCTAATGTGTTTATTTTTAATTCGTCTATTTTTATTTCCACACCTTGTCTTTGACCACAATCTGGACATGTGTAATAATATTTTAGTGGAAATAGTTTATATGTTACTTCACGAATTTGGTACAACAAGAAAATATAATCAGGATAATAAAGATCTTCAAATTCAATACCTTCTAATTTTAGTAATGATTTTGTAAAGTCTTTAATTACCTTGTCTTGTTCTTCTTCGTTTTTTGCTGTAACCATGTTTGAATAAAATTTCTTCTGTTCAAATGGTGTGATTTTTCTAATTTCAACTTTTACTGGACTATCATATGTGATTTGTCCTGGTAGTTCTACATCATAATATTCAGCTTGTAACATTTAGTTCTCCTTTTTATATTTGAATATTGTCAATTGGTAACGAACTATCACTACCAATTCCGTAATTTTCTTCACCCAATGCTTGTTTATCGCCATACATTGCATCTGTTGCGGCGGCTAATCCTAAGTCTGAAGCAAGACCAAGAGGATTACTTATAGCAAACATAGATATAATTGCAGGTGTTGAATAACTTTTATCTTGTACAACTCTATCAACATTGAATTTTTGAGTTATACGTAATCTTTTTGGATCTCTTGAATATTGTAATTCATAGTCGCTTTGCGTAATTGGATAGCATCCTTTCAATACGAATTTTGCTGTTGGAGTTGCTGATCCTGCTCCATAAAACAATACGATAATATCTTTTTTGTATTGCCAAGGATAGTAATAAAACTCAAATCTTTCATTGAATATAAGTTTTTTCCAAGTTGCAATATAATACTGTGCCAACATTCCGGTATCGCAGAACATGGTAATATTTGCTTCTTTTGCATCTTCTTTATCTACTGGAACATTGTAATATGAAGTAACGGCACGTACATTTGTTGAGTTTTTGAATCCTAATGGAGCGAAATGAATAGATTCTACAGTTGGATAGTAAGGATATGTCATAAACCCAGCTTCTATATTCATTTTTGGCATGATGACTTCCCAGCGATTATCAATTTGTTCATCTGGCATCAAGTCTACTGAAAGTTGTGATCTAAATCTTAAACTCAACGTAAAATCCTTTATTTATATAGAACTATTTATTTATTTCTTTTTTGTTATCAAATTTCCAGCTTTATTGCCTTCTCTAGCGGCTATACCTTGAATTAATCTATCCATTTCATCATCATCAAGATCTTCTACGGTTTTATTATGTACATCAACACCATAACGATCTCTTAGAAAATTTGCATAACCACGTGAATCATTATTATCAGAAGATGGAGCATATATTTCTTCTATCATATGGGCTATATCTCTTTTGGAGCCATCTTTTCTATATGAGAATCTTCTTTCTTTTAGTTTGCTTTTTAAGGCTTGTGTTCCTGCTTCTTCTGATGGGAATATGCCAAACTTATGTCCTTGAGCATCTTCCCAAACACCAATTGCGCCTGCTTCTTTTGCTTTTTCTAATGATGAAAAACTAAGATTGCCTGGGTTATTTGTTCTCCAAGCCTTATTGCCACCCTGTTTTACAACTACGTTTCCATCTTTATCTGTATATGTAACTGCTAAATTTCTTCTATCTGCTTCAACTTCAACAACATCAGAACCTTTCATATCATCAGTAATAACTTTTTTATATTTTTTCTTTTCTGGTGGTTCTAATGGTGCTCCTGTTGTAATATCTTGAATTTGACCGTATGTATGTGATTGTTGTTGTAATTGATATCTTCTATATGCTTCTTCCTCTGGTGGTCTACGTATTATCTCTACTGTTTTTATATTGTGAGCATCATCTAAATGTTTTATTGTCACTCCACCATAACGTCTTTTTCTAAGAATAATTTGGGGGTTTTGTTCTATAAAAGAATATCTTGTTGAATCATACATATTATAGACCTAATAGCTTATTCTCAGAGTACCAGTCATAGTTAAATTCAATGTTTACTTCTACTGGTTTTGAGCTACTTGGATCTATTTTTATTTCTTGTATTTTTGTTGGGTAAAAACCACGTAGATATAGAGTTTTATTACTTCTCATATCTGGACCGCAAATTTCAACAGCAGCCATAGCAACATATAAAGTAGAAGGAAACATTATGCCCGTCAAAGGATTCATAATATTATCACACCAATCTTGAATAGTTTGAAGTACATTACCATTCATATCTTCAGTGACAGTAACTTTCCATGTACCAGATTTATCTTGAATCGAAGGTCTTTTTCTATAGTGGTTAAATATTACTGTATCAACTGTTTTTATTACTGTTCCAGGATATGTCCAAGATGTTGCTCTAAGCTCAAAATCATCTTTTCTAATCATATCATTACCAGCCAATGATAAAGCGGCGGTACCTAACCCTTTAGAAATATGAAACTTACATTGATATTGTCTTAATGGGTCTGATAATTTATTTATTGATCTTATTTGTGTTAATGCCATTGTAAAAACTTCTTTGGGGGATTTTTATGATTAATAGAACTTATATAAAAACCAAAAATCCCCACTAACTTACTTTGCCAGTGGGGAGAACAGATATAAATCAATAAGGATAATAAAAAGTTATATAAAGAGGATCTGTTTTATTCTTGTTCGTCTGCCATCAAGAAGTACGAATAGTGTAAAGTGCATTGCATATTTACAGGTTCAGAACTTGATGGATCGATATTGCCGTCTACTTGAACTTGAGTTGGATAAAGCATTTTTAGTGTCAATGCTTTTTCAACTGCGCCTGCTGGTTTTGGGTCATATAAATCAGGATTCAATAGATTTACTTTTGCACTTGTCATATAATTATCATGCAAAGATATTGTACCTGCTGTAAAGTTATGTGCCAATTGCATCCATTTGCGGAAACCATCTATAACGTCACCGGACCAAACTTCAGTAAATGTAACACTCCAATCACCTTGACGAGTTTGTTTACCAGCGAATTGGCGATGATGACCACCCCACCAAACTTCGGTAGCATCCATTTGAACTGTTGGAAAGCTAAAGGATTGTGCACGAAGTTCTAATTGTTCTGCGCTAAAATTGAATACGCCAGCTGGTAGTACAATATTGAAGTCTATCAGAAACTTTTTGATAGGATCATTCAAATTGTTTATTGATTTTACGCTATGAATACTCATCTTTTATTTTCCTTTGATTTATTGTTTTATGCGTTTGAAGAAACTGTAACTTCTGCGTCTGCGCCCATTACAATTGTATTCAATGCAATGAATTCTGTTGTGTATACTGGCCACAAATAAATGTCGATAACCATTTGATTTTGTGCAATTATATATGGAGTATTGTTAGAATCATCGCAAACAACTTGATAACGTGTCAAACCACCACCATTTAGAACTTCATCCAAGAATTGTGAGAACTGTAGTGTAACTTGCATACGTTCAAATGCTGTGTTGTTTTCAAACAAGTGATATCTTGCAGCTTCACGTAATGTTGTTTCGATGTAGATAACTGTACGTGCGACATTGATACGATCTAATGCTGAAGGTTTCATTTGTAGAGTTTTTTGACCCCAGTTTGCATAACCGCCAACATCTTTGATGCCGCAATTCAATTGATTTTGATACAATACACCACCAGTATCTTCATCATAGTAAGAAGTTAAGCCTGTAGGTGTAACAACTGATGATGTGTAGTAGCCACGGTTTGGACCAGCTGCTGCGATCCAAGGTTTACCAGCTTCACCCATAATCTTAGCAATATATGCTGATGGGCACATGTTGAAGTTACGTTTTCCTTGAACTGAATCGAATGTTTTTACCCATGGAGTAAAGACTGCGCCACGATATGTGTTGAATCCTTGTGAATTCTTTCTCCAATCCAATACTGCGTCTGATTCTGTTGCTGTTGAAGGAACATCAAACAAACAGAAGCAATCACGGCGTTTTTCAGCAACTTTCAACATAGCACTTTGATAAGAATTTTCTGCTTCATTGATATAACCGCAGTTCATCAAAAGTGAAACTGTTGTGCGTGTACGATCCAAGAACAAATCCCAAGCTGCAACTAATTCTGTCATTTCTGGATTTTCACCTGATGTGTTGTTTGCAACTTTATATGTTCCAAATGTTGGAACTGGTGAAGTTGTTTCTAATTCAGGATTTGCAAAGATTTGGATGTAAACTGAACGACCATTGATAACATCTTCAACAAATGTTGAATTACCATATTGATCTTTGTTAGGGAACAGTGTTACATAATTATATACTTCAACTGTTTCAACTGTTTTGTTTTTAGCTTCCATAACAATAACAGAGAATGTTGTTTCTTCCAAATCTGGATATTTGATAATACGTAATGTATCTGGATTATCTGGTGTGTGTGTTTCTGTATCTGTGTAAACAACAACATCTGATCTTTCTTTGTTGTATACTTTTACAACACAGTTTGAACCAGTGCCACCAGTTGTTTGATAACCATTTGGACTTGAAGATTCTAATTTGTTATAATCAGAACCAGTCATTGGTACAGCTTTTTCTACAACACCGTTTGCACCAACTCTTGTAACTTTTACTTGTAAATCTG